AGCTATTGCTAAACAGTTAGAAGCTATTAAAAATTCATACAACTATCCAGGTATTTGTCATTATGTAAGGTATGATGATATGGTAACAAATCCAGAACAAGAGTTTAAAAAAATATATGAGTTTTTAGAAGAGCCTTATTTTAACCATAGGTTTGATAACTTAAATCAAGTAGAAGTTAATGGTTTATCTTATGATGATAGAGTTGTTGGTAGTAATATGCATAAACTATTTGATGGGCCAGTTAGAAAAGTATACAACCCTTACATAGAAAAAATTCCAGAAAGCATAAGAAAAGAATATGAACACATTAAATTTTAAACCAATATTTTTAGGTCAGTCAGTTATAAAATATCAAGTACCTTTAGATATTTTTTATTCAGTTAATCAAATCTACGAACAAAATTATAATAATCTTGCACCCGCTAATGCTCAGTTAGTAGGTAAGATAGAAAAAGAACATTCTTTATTTTATCACGGTAAAGATCAATCTAAAATGAAGAACCATAATTTTTTACCTAGAAATGTTACAAATTATTTCATGCAAGTGTTTAAACATTATTTAAATTTTAATAATATACAGGATTATGATACTCATTTAAATTCTATTTGGGTTAATGAAATGAAACAACACGAGTATAATCCAGCTCACATCCATAAAGGAGAATTATTCACGGGTCTATCAAGTGTAATGATTTTAAAATTACCCTCAACTTATGGTAAAGAATACTCTAAGGAGGATGTACCCCAAAACGGTAGGCTTCAAATATTAGGGGCAGCTAATGGTCAGTTCGCTAAAATAGACTACACACCCCCTATGGATCTTAGAGATTTTTATGTGTTTCCATATGATATGAGACACTGCGTGTATCCATTTAATGGAACTAATGAGACAAGACGAACACTAGCTGCAAACTGTGATGTAAATTTTGATCCTGTTAGAAATAGAGGAGCATCATAATGAATAAGAAATTTTTAGTTAGAGATGATCACATAGGTGTATTTAAAGATTTTATGCCTAACGAATTAATAGAAGACTATTTAAATTATTTTCATAAATGTGAACAACAAGGTGCAGTATATCCAAGACGTGAAGATGAGACGTTAGTATCAGATAATGCAATAGATACTATACGAGATACTAATGTTGCAATGACCTATAATAATAAACCTTTTATAGATTTATTTTTTAAAGAAATATATCCTCTATATGTTAAAAAATATTCTTACTTAAAAAAACTAGCAACCCATAATATATTAGAAGTTAAAATACAAAAGACTAGAGTTGGTGAAGGTTATCATTTTTGGCATTGTGAAAATGCAGAGATGAAAGCTAGAAATAGAATATTAGCTTTTATGATTTATTTAAATGATGTGACAGAAGGAGGTGAGACAGAATTTTTATATCAAAAATGTCGTTTTAAACCTGAAAAAAATACATTGTTAGTTTGGCCATCACAGTTTACACATATTCATAGAGGCAACCCACCCTTGTCTAATGATAAATATATAATAACGGGTTGGATAGAATACGGATATTAATATGATAACAGAACCACGTTGGAAAGCTTTTATTGTTGAAACGACAACACCAGTGTTTACACCAGAGCAATGTCAAAATATTATTGAAGCTGGTAGAAAACAACCAAGACAAGATGCAGCAGTTGGTGCTGCTGGGGGAGGAGGAAAAGTAGATACTAATACAAGAATTTCACACATCTCTTGGATTCCATTTAGTACATTGCGTCCTATGTATGAAACAATTGAGAAACTAATGTTAAAAACAAATGGTAATCATTTTGGATTTGATGGAATGAGGTTAACAGAACCTGCACAATACACAGAATATACAGAAGGTGGATTTTATGATTGGCATATAGATTCAGACGTAGTTTGTAAACATGAACCCCCTATTAGAAAAATATCCATGACACTAGCTTTATCTCCCGATAGTGAGTTTGAAGGTGGAGGATTAGAATTAATGAGTGAAGGTAAAATGGCAAAACCTAAACAAGGCCATGCAATATTTTTTGCATCTTTTATTAGACATAGAGCAATGACAGTTACTAAAGGAAATAGAAAATCTTTAGTGATGTGGTTTGGAGGACCTTCTTTTAAATAATGTTTAGAGAATTACATTTTCCAACACCTATCTATATTGCAGATATAGAACACCCTACTCTTAATCAAGAACTTGAAAGAGATATTATAGCTTGGTCTAATAAAGATAAAGGAATGATAAGAACTAACGTTAAAGGTTGGCATTCAGATACCAATATGGCTGAACTACCTGAGTATCAAAAATTAGTTAGTATGTTATATGCAGCACAAAAAACTGTTTACGATCAAGAACATTTAGATTCAGAGCCTGTGTTAGGTAATATGTGGGCTAACATTAATCCACCAGGTGGAATGAATAGAGCTCATCAACATCCTAATTCTTTATGGTCTGGTGTATATTATATAAAAGCTCCTAAAAATTGTGGTAATCTAAAAATAGATGATCCAAGATCTGTAGCTTGTATGTCTAGACCTAAAATGAAAGAAGGTAAACCACCTGAAAGATTATTTAGAGAAACCCATTATGAACCAAAAGCAGGACGTTTAATTATGTTTCCTGCATGGTTAATGCATTGTGTTGATTCTAATGAATCTACTGATATAAGAATATCAGTATCATTTAATTTTTTACAGAAAGGAATGTTTGTATAATGTTTAATAAATATCAAGTAATCAAAAGCGCTATTAACTACGAGTTAGCTAATTTTATATTTAACTATTTCTTACTTAAAAGAGATGCAGTTAAATTTATGTATGAAAATAACATCCACTCACAGTCCCCTATTTTAGGTACGTGGACAGATCAACAAATACCAAATACTTACTCATGTTATGGTGATTTTGTAATGGATACTTTACTAGTTAAAGTGTTACCAAAAATGCAGCAAGAAACAGGACTAGATTTAATTCCAACATATTCCTACGCAAGAGCTTATAAAAAAGGAGACACACTTCATAGACACAAAGACAGACCAAGCTGTGAGATATCAACAACAATAAACTTGGGTGGTTAGCCGTGGCCAATATTTATAGATGGGACAGGAGCTAATAATGTTATCAATGAAAGAGAAAATTTAGTTAAACCTGGTGCACCAATTGGTACTAAAGTCTTACTTGAAGTAGGAGATATGTTAGTATATAGTGGTTGTGAACTAGAACATTGGCGAGAACCTTTTGAAGGTAATATATGTGGCCAAGTATTTTTACATTACAACCATGTAAACGGACCATTTGCTGATAAAAATAGATTTGATGGAAGACCTATGTTAGGGCTACCATCATTCATAAAATAGCAAGTTCTATACTACCACTAACTTTTGTTGTAAAATAAGATTATGCCTTTAACAAATGTACAAATAGCACCGGGATTTAATAAACAAGTAACAGAAACAGGCGCAGAAGGTCAATGGACTGATGGCGATTTTGTTAGGTTTAGATACGGTTTACCTGAAAAAATAGGAGGTTGGCAACAGCTGACAACAAAAACTTTAGCAGGTGTTGTACGAGAACAATTAGTTTGGGCAGATTTAGATGGCAGACGTTACGTTGCTTTAGGCACTAACAAAATATTAGCTATTTATTATGAAGGTGCTTTTTACGATATTACTCCATTTGATACTGCAATTACCGGGGCAACTTTTACTACGGTAAATGGTTCTCCAACAATCACTGTTAATAAAATAGCACATAGATTATCCCAAGGAGATTATTTTACTTTTACTTCTGTAACCCCACCGGTTGGTGCTGGTTATAGTGCGGCAGATTTTACTACAAATACTTTTCAAGTTGTAAGTGTTCCTAACGCAGATACTTTTACGATTACAATGGCAGCTAATGCTGGAACTACTGTTGCAACATCTGGTTCAGCTACTATTAACCCTTATATTCGTTTTGGCCCATTAAACCAATCAGCAGGTTTTGGTTGGGGAACGTCTGGATGGGGTGGAGCTTCTGGAATTGTTACAGTATTAAATGGTGCTCTTTTAGATGACGCTGCAGGTACAGGAGGAACTGGAACTACTATAACTGTTATTTCAACAGCAGGTTTTGAAACAACAGGGACAGTACAAATAGGAGCAGAATTTATTTCGTATACAGGAATAACAACAACTAGTTTAACTGGTATTACAAGAGCCGTTGCCGGTACAAGATCAGCTCATTCTAACGGAGCTTCTGTGGAAGCTGTTACAGGATGGGGTTCAGCTTCATTATCATCAAGTGTATCACTTGAACCTGCGTCATGGTCTTTAGATCATTTTGGAGAAACGTTAGTAGCAACTATTAAAAATGGACAAACCTTTCAATGGAATCCTATTCATTCAGTACCAGCAGCTTTAACTACAAGAGCAACAACTGTATCTGGAGCACCTACTCGTTCAATTATGTCAATCGTATCTGAAAGAGATAGACACTTAATTATATTAGGAACTGAAACAACTATAGGAACTACTTCTACTCAAGACCCAATGTTTATTAGATTCAGTGATCAAGAAAATTTATCTGATTACACTCCTACTTCAATTAACACTGCAGGTACCTTTAGATTAGATAGTGGTACTACAATTGTTGGAGCTGCAAAAGCTAAAGATTATATTTTAATAGTAACTGATACTTCTGCATACGTTATGCAGTTTGTTGGACCTCCATTTACTTTTTCTATTAGACAAGTTGGAAGTAATTGTGGGTTGATTGGTCAACACGCAATTAAATATGTTAATGGTAGAGTATGGTGGATGGGTCAAGCAGGTGGTTTCTTTGTGTACGATGGTACAGTTAAATCAGTTCCGTGTTTAGTAGAAGATTTTGTATTTACAAACAAAGGAGATAATTTAGGATTAAACTATAATTCAGGTGAGCAAATTTGTTCTGGATTAAATCATTTGTATGAAGAGATTAGCTGGTTCTATCCTAAAAGTGGATCAACTAGTATTGATAGAACGGTAACTTACAATTATACAGAGAACACTTGGACAACGGGATCTTTATCAAGAACTTCTTGGCAGGATTCAACTTTATATTCTAATCCATACGCAACAGAGTTTGCTGGAACAGGGATACCGAACTTCCCTACAATTCAAGGAGTAACCAACATCAATGGAGCTTCAACTTATTACGCCCATGAGATAGGAAATAATGAAGTAGATTTTGCAGGTAATAAAATAGCTATTGAAGCCTTTATACAGTCTGGTGATTTTGATTTGGGAGAAGGTCAAAATTTTATGAGCATGAGAAGATTTTTACCTGATTTTAAATTACTTACGGGGAACGCACAGATTACTATTAATCTAAGAGATTATCCTTCAAATAATTCTGCATCCTCTCCATTAGGACCATTTACAGTAACAAATTCAACTGATAAAGTAGATACTCGAGCTAGGTCTAGATTCGCTAGTTTAAAAATTGCAAACACTTCTACCGATCAAAATTGGAGATATGGTACATTTAGAGCAGACATACAACCCGATGGAATGAGAGGATAATGGACGAAATATTTTTAAAAGATTATGCTAATAATGTAGCTCAAGCTCAAGATCCTTTTGGTGTAGCAGCAGTGCAAGCTCAACCAGGATTTGAAAATTACGTACCTTCTTTTGAAAATCAGCAAATCCAACCATTACAATCAATGGGTATGCTAGAAACTGCGGTGCCCCAAGAACAAACAATAGATCTTAAAGAAATTGGAAAAGGTATGGCTATAAATAGTGCAAAAAAGTATGCAGCAAAAAAATTAGGTATTTCAAATCTAATAGGTTTTAACCCATTCACTTTAGCAAATCCAATAGGGGCTCTATATACAGCGAATTCATTATTACCTGATGGAGTAAGAGGTATTGCAGAAGTTTTAAGAAATAAGAGAGCTGACAAAGTACTACAAAAAGCAATAAAAAGTGAAAGCCAAAGAGATTCTCAAGGAGATATTCAAACTGTTAATTTACAGAACAGAGGAACTCCTAATCCTTACGGAGGGGGTGACGGAGGAGTACAGTCAGGGTTAACTTCACCAGCAGTATCAGCTCCAACAACATCAGCTCCAACAAGGCAGGAGAGACACACTTCAGGTCCTGGTGGATTACATAGTGGGTATTAATGGCTAAGGTAGATATAATAATTCCAGAACCAACACCAGAATATAGTCAAGAAAATCAAAGACAGGTGGGGCAATCTTTACAAACTTTAAAAGATAAATTAAATACTTCTTTCCAAGAAGAATTAAAACAAGAAGTTGAAAGGTTTACTTGGTTCAATGGCTAATATATATAAAAAAGTAAACACAGATTTAATAACGGGTACTGAACAAAGCGTTTATACAGTGGCAAGTAATACTAGATCATTAGTTAAATCTATTCATGTTTACAATGAAGGTGCAGGAGATGCAGTTGTTACAATTAAAATTACTTCAGGCTCTACTTATTTCTATAGTAAAAAAACTATAGCTGCCGATGCTACTCATGAATTTATTGTTAATATTTTAATCTTAGAAGAGGATGATGTGTTAAAAATGCTGTCAGATATTACTGGACCAGATGTTACTATTAGTTTATTAGAAATAAGTAGATCAGATCAGAATGGCTAAAAAATTTAAAGAACATCACGAAAGAGATAAGCCTAAAAAAAGAGGGCCTCGAAAACATAAGAAATCGTTGTCTAAAAGTGAGAAACGTCAAAAAAGATTAAAGCGTTATAAGGGCCAAGGAAAAGGGTAGACAAAAAATATTAATAAAGGTATAAAAAAGAATGTCTGATTTACCTAAAATACCAGCAACCGCAAAAGAAATTATTAAGCACAAAAGAACCGGTAAGATATATGCTAGCAAAAATGATTTTGATAACGATGTTGCTGATCCCAATACTGACACTACTATGGATGACTTTAGACAAGACCTTGAAGTTACGGTTACTAGAGTTAGTATGGAATCATTAACTAAAAAATAATGGAACCACGTGGTGCTACTGAGCTACAGATGGAGATGCTTGAGAAGCATGTTTCAAAAGAATTATTAGATCAAGTACAAATTTGTACATCTATTCCAGGTAAAGTTCCTCTAGATCCAAACAAATTAAATATCCTTTGGCAAAAGAATTCTTGGGACCAACCCAACTTACAAGAATTTTTTAATAACAAAGAAAGACACAAAGAATATGACTGGTATGTGTTTAATAGTCATTGGAATTATGAAAAATTTAGAATGGTATTTGATATACCCACAGAAAAATCATTAGTAATTAAAAATGGTATAGAATATTTTCCAATTAGAAAAATATATAAAAGAGGAACTCCTATAAAATTAATACATCACTGCACTCCTTGGAGAGGTTTAAATGTTTTATTGCGTGCAATGCAAGAAATTGAAAACCCTAATATAATTCTAGATGTGTACAGTTCTTGCAAAGTATATGGATCTGAGTTTTCAGATACTACAGAAAAAGATTTTGAAGAGTTATATGAACAAGCTAAACAATTACCTAACGTTAATTATATTGGTTACAAACCACATGAATATATAAAAGAAATGATGCCTAATTATGATATGTTTGTATACCCATCTATATTTGAAGAAACTTCTTGTACCTCTGCTTTAGAAGCTTTAGCATCAGGAGTACATGTTATTACCAATAATTTTGGGGCATTGTATGAAACTTGTGCAGAGTGGCCCGTATACATAAATTACTCAAAAAATTATGAACAAATGGCTAAGGATACAGCAGAAGCTATTAATGTAGCCTCTTCTTATTTGCACGAAGGTTTTATGCAAGAACATTTGGAGGAGCAACAAAAGTTTTATAAAAGATTTTATAGTTGGGAAAAAAAGGGTATGGAATGGACAAACTTTTTGAAAGGAGCATTAGATGAAAGAAACAGTAAATGAAGACACTTATCAAACACTTAAAGAAATAGAGATAACACCATACGAAAAAGCTACTCTGCCTATGTGGAAACCGGACACCGGACAAAAAGATAATAAAAAAATAATTAAATCACCCTATAGCATAATGGTTTGCACACCTTGTCATAGTGATGTCACTATGCATTACACACAAGCAGTATTGGAACTACAGCAATTATGTATAAAAAAGGGAATAAGAATTACATTTACTTTATTAAAATCTTCTTTAATTACTCAAGGAAGAAACTTATGCGTTTCAGCTTTTTTAGAGTCCCCATGCACACATATGTTATTCATAGATTCAGACATATACTTTAGAGCAGAATCTATTTTTAAAATGTTAGATTTAGATAAAGAATTAATATCTATTCCATACCCTCTTAAGACAATGATGTGGGATAAACTTTATCAAAAATTTAATGAAGGTGCAGTTAAAAATGCTGGAGACATTCATAGATTTTTAAATACTTACCCAATGAAAGTAGCAGACGCTGAGCACATAACTCTAGATAGTGGTGTTATGGAAGTTACACATAGTCCTACAGGATGTATGCTAATTAAAAGAAGTGTCTTTGATAAAATGATAAAGAAGTATCCAGATAAAAATATAGTACAAAAGACAGTGATAAACGGTGAGTATGTAGATAGACCTAATTTATGGAACTTTTTTGATTGTATACATGACCCCGAAACTAAGACTTATATGGGTGAGGATTTTTCTTTTTGTAAGCTTTGGAAAGATATTGGAGGTACCTGTTATGTGTATGTTAACGACCCAATTATCCATGTTGGAGAACATCAGTATGAAGGTTGTTTTAGAGACGAGTTGAAACTGGCTGACTAAAATGGTATTATTCAATACTTAGATCTTAAAAGGAGAATTTATTTA